CCAAGAATTAGTGGCGCGACCAGGAAGGCAAACCCGTGGACGCTGTGACCCAGTTGCAGGAGCATCTGGTCGGGATTGTCGAAGGCTCAGAGCCTGCCAGTGAGCTAATCACGTTGGCGGCAGCTCGAAGCCTTGCTGAGGTTCAGGGCGAATGCGAGCAGGTCTGGTGGGACGCTGGGGAACTGCAGAGCCTTGCTGAATTTGTTGGCAAGCTGAAACTTCACGATTCAGGCAACGAAGCGGCGCGGCTATTCCCCTGGCAGTTGCACGTACTGGGTGCCCTGCTTTGCAGGCGGTGGCGGTCGGATGACCTGCCAGCGACCAGAATTCTGGTGCTCGAAATCGGCAAGGGAAACAGCAAGTCAACAATGGCAGCCATGGCCAGCCTTTACCTGATGGCCACAACCCAAAGCAGGATTGAAATATGGGCCCTTGCCACCAAGCGTGACCAGGCTGACCGGATCGTGCAGAACGCAAAGAACTTTGCGGCAGCGGCTGATCTGGTAGAGCCTGCTGGGGTGCTGCGTGAAAAATACATGAAGCTGGAGAACTCAGATACCAGAAGCGTGCTCGGGTCAATAGCCACGCAGGCCCGAACGGCTGATGGTCTGCTGGGGGCTCTTTACATATGCGACGAGACCGGGCGGATGGCCCCCAGTGATGACACCCTGGGCAAGCTCGCAATCGCAACCGCAAAGCCCGGATCAGGTCGCTGCAGCGTGCTTGCGATGACCACCCCAGGCAGCGACCGTTCCAACAGCTACTACCAGAGGCGGGATCAGATTGAGCGTGAACTGCGTGACGGCACCCTGGCAAAGGAATCGGTAGGCATGCTTTATGGGATCGACATCGATGACGACCCCTTTGGCGGGCCGGATGTCTGGGTCAAAGGAAATCCGATGCTTGGGCATGGGGTCATCAAGGCCCGGAATATCGAGGCCCTGGCGCGTGAAGCGCAGATGAGCACCCATGGAATGGCTGAATTCACCCGCGAGATTTGCTGCAGGTTCAGCGATATTGACGCTGCAGCGTTGCCCATTGATATGTTTGACGAGTGCCAGCGCGACTTTGACCCGATAGAAAAAAGCCAAGGGCTTAGGGTCAGCGTGGGCCTTGATTTATCCAAACGCCACGACCTGAGTGCTGCCACCTTTGCGGTACTCGATAACCAGGGCCATACGTGGATCTGGAATCACGCCTGGACGTGCGAATATGAACTTGAACAGCGGGCCAGGTCAGGACGTATGCCATTCATTGAATGGGCAGAACAAGGGCATCTGACCATCACCCCAGGCGACACCATCGATCTGGGGGAGATTGAGCGCCATATTAGGCGGTGGATGGACCTGGTACCGATCTGGAAGGTATGGGTTGATCCGGTTTCAGGGTCCGCTGACACCCTTGCTGAATGGAAGCAGCGGGGCATGCCGATCGTATCACACAAGCAGAACGTCTTCATGATGAGCCCACCACTTCAGAAATTTGCCACTTTGGTACGGTCGATCAGGCGGGAAGATGTCGCTCACCTCTACCATGACGGCAGCCCGGTCCTGCGTGAATGCTTGAAAAACGTGCGGATATCGACCGATTATGCGGACAATCCAGTCGCCGAGAAGCACAGAGCGGCGGGTCGAATAGACCAATTCATATCTGCCTGCATGGCAATGACTGGCATCATGGAGCAAATCAGAGAACCAAAGAGCGCCTACGATTCATCTTCTGCAATCTGACCCCCTTTTTTCAGGGGTTTTGGTAAAATGTAATCGCTGGTGGAGAACTGGGGTTCTCCGTGGGATTGATCAGGAATCTGCAACAGCGTTTCTGGCCCAGGCGGGTGGGGACTGCTGTTTATGTGTGGCCGGAACCGAACCTGGGCATAAGTGAGATTACCCAGCGCAAGGTTGACACCCTGCCCCCAGTCATGCGAGCAATCAACATGGTCAGCGGTGACCTGGCGCGGCTTCCAGCATGCGTTCAGGCTGACACCCCAGCAGGCTATGACAAGGTTCCCTCTGATGTTGCGGAGCTGATCACCAGGGCACCCAATCAATATCAATCAGGATTCGAATGGATGCGCTGCATGGTTCGGGATCTGATGACCTGGGGGAACGCTTGCAGCGTTATCAGGAGAACCGTAGGCGGTGAGATCCTCGAACTGGTGCCCCTGCTCCCCGAATCATTCCAACTGCACTATGAACCTGACGGTTCTGTCAGCTACACCCACACAGAAATGGGAAAGCTGCATCCGGATGAGCTTCTGCACTTCCGCCTGGCAGGGACTAGCAATCCATTGTGGGGAGACAGCCCGGTGGCACGGTGCCGGGCGACCCTTGACCTGATGGCTGAGCAGGAAGAGTGCGGGCGGCAACATTTCAGGACCGGCGGCATTGGCAAGGTTGGATTGACCACTGAAGAGAACATAGGCGAGGAAGCAGTCAAGCGGCTGCAGCAGGGCTTCAGGTCTTCCCATGCAACTGCTGGCAGTATTGCCAGCCCGATCGTCATGCAGGGCGGCATGGAAGCCAAGACGATTGGCCAGAGCCTGCAGCAACAGGAATGGAACACGGCACGCAACTGGTCGGTGAGGCAGGTTGCTCAGATCTGGGGCGTTCCCCCCCAGCTGCTTTATGCAGATGAATCCGGGAACGTGGAACACACATACACCCAGCTGCGGGCATATGTCGACAGTTGCCTAAGCCATTACGCGGCACTGGTTGCGGGTGAGATCGAACGCAAGCTCCTTGCACCTGGCGAACGTTTCTACTTTGATTTTCGCCACCTGCTCAAGGGCTCGACTGATCAGGTGATCACGTCACTCAGGCAGGCGATTGACGCGGGAATCATGACCCAGAATGAGGCGCGTGAAATGCTCGGTCTGCCACAGATCGAGGGTGGCGACGAACTGATATTCAGCAAGAACTACGCACCGGGCGGTCAGACTGATGAAGATTCCGGGGGGTATGAAGATGCGGAAGATTGAACGCCGATACTTGCAGGCACAGGCTGGCACTGGTAACACCCTGGAAGGGGTGGCGGTGCCGTACGGGAACCTGAGCCACGTACTCAATGACCGGGCCAGGCCATACCGTGAACGGTTCCAGCGTGGTGCAATACAATCAGACAATTCAACCCTGCTGCTCTATGGCCATGACATGAACAGCGTGCCCCTCGCACGGGTGGGGGCTGGCACCCTGACCCTGGAAGAGCGGGAAAACGGGCTACACTTTTCTGCTGAGCTCCCAGAATCCAGAGCAGACATCATCGATGCACTGAGGCGGGGTGACCTCGATGGCAGCGTTTCCATAGGGTTCATTGCCAACGACGATACATGGAACAACAAGACTAATCCGGCAGTGCGTACGGTTCGCGCTGCCACTCTCATTGAAGTCAGCATCGTGCCCAGCGGCGCGTACCCTGACGCATCCGGGGATCTAAAGTGAAGATCGACGAACTGCGCGCAAAGCGTGATGAGACTGAGCGTGAAATGCGCCAGATCATCGAACATGACGGTGAAATCAATTCTGAAATGGCTGGGCGATATGAAGAACTGGAAACCGCATCCGCGACCATTTCCAGCGAACTGAAGAGCGAAGAAATCAGGGAACGTCATGCAGCACGTCAGGCCCAACCTGCTCGTGTAGCTGCAGCACCTGGTCAGAAGATTGAAACCACCCAGGGTGGTGATGAGTGGGGCGGATACCTCAGGTGGTGGCGTTCGTGCGGTAAAGAAAACCGAGCCTTGAACACCAGTGACGATTCGGGCGTGGTTCCCACTGTTCTGGCATCTGAAATGCTTCGCCTGTTTGGTGCAGTTCAGGGCGTGCGGCAGGCCGTACAGGTGACCAGTGCCGAGGGCGATACCAAAGTTCCCGTTGTGACCACTCGTGTTGCACTCAGTGATGTCACGGCAGAAGGTACTGCAGCCGATGAAGTTGAACCCGCGTTTGGTCAGGCCGATTTCACGACTGACAAAAACATCTTTGCAACCACTGAGCTGACTGTTCAGGTCATGCAGGATTCAAACCAAGGACTGGTTGAAGAGGTGCAGACCCAGCACGCCGAAGAGATCGGGAGGCTTTGGAGTAGTTATTATTGCAACGGCCTGACGGTTGACAGTACTTTGCAGACTGATGGCATCTTCGCAACCACCCCCAGCGGTATCAACACTAAGACCTTTGCATCAGGTTCCGCAATCACGGCAGAGGAATTGATTGATATTCGGTACGGCCAGCTGCCTGCACAATACTGGTCTGGCATGGGTGACCTGAACTGGATCATGGGCCAGGACACCTTTGCCCACATCATGGGTTTGACTGACGGAAATGACCGACCCATTTTCCAGCCCAACGCCAACAGCACGCTGGCTGCAGGTTTGCAAGGTACTCTTCTTGGTCTGCCGGTTTACATTGATGCAGCGGCTCCAGCCTTCAGCACTGGCAATACAGTGCTGGCGCTGATGGCTCGCAATGCCTATCGAATTGTTGACCGAATGCCGGGAATGGTGACCAACATCAACCCGTGGGCTCAGCAGTCGAGCGGACTGGTTGAAATCAACACCTACCAGCGATCCGTTGGTCGGTGGATGCGGCCTCAGGCTGCAGTTGTTGCAACCATGGGCTGATTGACTTACCACCAGCAAGGGGGGCCCTGACCAGATGCCTGGCAGGGCTCCCCGTTTGGGGTTTTAAATGCTTGAAATCGTCAGCCAGGATGACCACAGTTTCAACCTGACCACCTTGCGCGATCATTGCCGGGTGACAGATACCGAGCATAATCCCGCACTGCAGCGGGCGCTTGACAGTGCAATCATCATGGTTGAGCGGTGGACCAATACATTCACCAGGCCAACGACCTGCGCGGGGTACTTCCGGGGGGCCCCTGGGCCGTATTTGTTTGAATACGGGCCGGTTACCAGCATCACCAGCGTGAGCGATGAAACCAATTCAACGACGGTAAGCACCAGCGGATATGAACTGGATAAGACGCAAGGCTGGCCACAATTGAAGCGGGTGGCAGCCACTTCATGGCTGAGCACGCATGCTTATAAGGTGACATTCGTGGCGGGATACACCACCTGCCCGAAGCCCCTTGAAACGTGTATCTACTCCCTGGCCGCCACGTACTTTGAGAATCGAGAAGGCATGACACCAGGGCGGCTGTTTCAGATTCAGGCAAGCATGGGGTCGATCCTCGGTAACTATCGCATGGGGGCCATGTGATGCAAGGCGGCAAGCTGCGCGAACTTGTGAAGATTCAGAACCCGGTTGAAGCTGTTGCAGCCGATGGTCAGAAAACCTTTACCTATTCAAACAGTGAAGTGGTATGGGCAAGCGTCAGGAACGTCAGCCAACGCCAGACCACTGAAGGTGATATCCAGGGTGCAGGGGCGGAAAATTATCAGGTCAGAATCCGATACCGGTCCGGGGTCAGTTATGACACCAGGATTCTATACGGCAGCAAGGTGCTGCAGGTGGTTGGCATTGAAAACGTGGCAGAGCGTAACCGTGAATTGCGCCTTCAGTGTGAACTGGTTGAACAGTGATGACAAAATCACCCACATTCATTGACCTGGACATCGAATACCGCAAGCTGGAAAAAAAGCTGTCTAATCTTCAGGGCTATGGTGCAGCCAATGCAATGGAAGCGGCAGCCCCTGCAGCCATGTCAGTGATCAGTAAGGAAAACGCCAGACTGGTCAAGACCACCCAATGGCGTACCAAACAGCGGAAAAAGAAAGCATTCAGGAAGCGGGCAGGCCAGAAGGGCGGCTATGTCTACATCGACAAGACCCGAGCGGGCACGGTATCGGCAAAGGCCGGATACAATTACAAGCACCCTGAAATGAGAATCGCCCACTTTGCTGAAGATGGAAACGGCAGCGGATTCAAGGGTTGGAAGCATCGGCGGACCGCGTTTCATAAAAAGAGGAAGCGCGCCCAGTTCCGCATGGTGAAGGCCCTGGCGGCGGCTATTGAAATAGCCAGCAAGCACCCCAAGGGCAAGGTCAGCAAGAAAGCAGTCAAAGACATTGTGGGCCCAGGGTGGGGAAAGAGGCAGCGAGGATGAGTATTGCAAGCGATCTGCGTACGCTTTTGACCGGTTACAGCGGGTTGACCAGTCTGGTCAGTACCAGGGTAAGCCCGTATCTGCGCAATCGAGATGATCCATTTCCCGGCATCACCTTTGAAATTGCCACTGAGGAACTCAATACAGACGCTGCAGGCACCACTACCACCAGTCAGGCGGAAGGTGAAATAACGGTGCATGCCAGGACGTTTACAGAAGCGGAAACAATTGGCGCTCAGGTGCTGGCTGCAATTGCTGCAGACAGTGAGCAGGGTGTCATAAAGCACATACGACCCGTGAGCGTTTCACGGACCTATGAAGACCCATACGATGGATCGAGTGATCTGGTTTATCGATGGGCACTAACTTGCCAGATCAAGGGGTAGAACCATGGCAGCACTTGGAGCATTCAACGGGGCCACCTTGAGTATTGGCGGCACTCCTTACAGCATGACAAACTGGTCAGAATCTTCGGACGATCGCGCAAGCATTGATACCACGATTGCTTCAGCAACCAGAAAGACGGAAACACTCGGTCAGGCTGGTGTAAAGACCTGGAGCATTGAATTGCTCTATGACGTTGACACGTATGACGAACTGCAAGCGCTTCTGATTGCAACGTCAACCACTGCGCTGATTCTTGATATTCCAGGTGAAACAGCAGACGCGAACCCAACTGGTGGGGCAGAAGTCGACGCAAAGCTGAAGAGCCTGACCATCAACGGTGCGATTGATGAAGCCATGACAGTCTCGACCACTTGGAGCGTTGCATGAGTAACTACGCCAAGCTGAGCCAGCCCATTCACCAGATCATCGAAACGCCTAACGGGAAAGTGACCATCAAGCGGTTGAGCGTGCCCGACCTGATCGCAATCGATGACATGGATGAAGACCAGAAGCTAGGGGCAATGATCAGCAAAGCGTGGGTAGGCGAAACGATCACAGCAGAGGAGGCGTCAGCGTTGCCCGATGCAGTGGCTGCACCAATTTTGAAAGCACTGATGCAGGAGCTGAAAACGTTGGAATGACAAAGGCCGACCGATCATTGTTCTGGGTAGCAGAACGCCTGGGCATGACGGTCGGCCAGGTATGCAGAGAAATGACAGCGGCGGAATTTCTGGGATGGTTGAACCTGGATGAGGTCGACAAGAGCCATGAACGGCAAGACAACTTTGCAAAGCTCAAGGCAATGATTCAGGCAAAGGCGAGAAAATGAGCACGACAGTCGGAAACCTATTCGTCAACGTTCGGGCCCGTACCCAGGGGTTCAGCAAGGCTTTGAGCAACGTCCGGCGCAGGCTGCGTACATTCGCAACCAGTGGCATGGGCCTGCTGGCTGGGATGGGTGCGGCGTTTCTAACCTGGCGTACTGGCGTGACGATTTTCGCCAACATGCTGGCACGTTCCAAGGAAATGCGTACAGCGTGGGCAGGGGTAAAAAACACCATCAATGAAATGATCGGTGAATTCGTCGACCGGTTCGGGCCATCAATTGCAAAGGGCCTGAATGATTTCAAGGGGTGGATGAGTTCCAGCGACTACGTGCGGGAAGTGTTCGACGGCATGGTGCTGGGCATTGAATTGATTATCGCGGGGGTAAAGGGACTGATCAAGTGGCTAGATGCAGCGGTTGAAAAGTACACAAAGATATTTGACTTCATTGCAGGAACAACTGGCAAGCGTGAAAAGCTAGGTCAGGGCCTCACCATGGAACAGCTGGTTGAGTTGCGCGGTGGTGAGAAAGGGACTTCAATGGTT